GCACCATTTGCTGTTGGGAATGATGGGTACAGATTGCCTGTAAATACTGCGCCTGTTGCTGCTGTGAATGAATACGCCAATGCTGTGTCTGGTGATGCAGAAGCTGCTGCCCATAGAAGCTCACAGATTGAGTAAGCCGCACCTGCTGATGCGCCCCAGTCTGCTAGTAGTTCCATTGTCATTGTTGCATCTGTATCGATTGTTTTGAATACGCGACCGTCTAGTGTTTCGTATGCTTGACGATCAAGTGTTGTTTCAAGGCTAACGCTTAGAGCTTGAGCATCGTAATTCTTTGAGTCGATAGTCAAGACCATATCACGCCCTGTGATTACTGTTGTTGGCATTTTTGCTCCTTAGGATTGGGTGTAGTAAGTAGCGACACGAATGTCTGCCACGAGCAGTTGCCCTGCTCCTACTGTTGTTACGGTTGGTCTATCGACCGCAGTCAATTCATATCCTGACGGAATGAGGCTGACTACACTTGTTATGAGTTGCTCGAGATTGTCCAGGCTTGCTGGGTTCGAGTTGTATGCGACCGCGCATGTGATGGTCATATTGATCCGAGCGCGGAAAGTTGAGTTGCTGCCGATTGTCTGAAACTCCATGTACGGAGAATCCGGAACGATCACTACTGCTGGAGCAGGGATGTTCTCTGGCACATAGGCAAACACATTAGCTGCTACAGATGAAAGTGCTGTGGCTAATGGTGTACGGATTTGAGAGAGGATTGTCATTGAGCAATAGTTCCGACATCTACCAATGGTCCTAGAAGTCCTGACACGCGATTGTAAAGTGAGCGACCCATTCTGAATGGTGTCGGAGCAAAATCTACTCCTTCGATCTGCCCACCTGGAGCAGTGCGGCTCTGAAAGATTTCAACTGAAACTACTGTGACTGCTGTTTCGACTGCGCTGTTGCCGACATAAGTCGATGCGCCAGTTAGGGTTGCAGTACCCGATGGAATAATGTTCTTTGAGATAATATCAGCGTTAGTGATAGCAGCTGAGAATGTGTAATCATCTAATTTGTTTGTTGTGATGGTGCGCGTTCCATTGAATGGAGTTCCACATCCTGCGATTACTACAGATTGACCTTCATTAAAAGGTTGAAGTGTTGGTGTTGAGAAGTAGGCGATGTTGTCGTTAAGTGAGACTGCATCGATGGCTACTGAGTAAGAATTAAGCATTGGCAAAATAACTGCTTCACTACTGTCAATAATATCTGACAGAACTGCATCAGAGTAAAGAGAGACTGAAACACCAAGCACAGATCGAAGCTCGGAAGCAGTGATGATTGTTGGCATTTCAGTCCTCTCTAAACTGCTGGTGGGGAGACCGGGAGCAGCCCCCCCACCATGATTAGTTTGTTATTAAGTTAGGTTCCAGCGGCGAATTCCTGCGCCGACCTTTGTTGCGATTGCGTAGTAGCCATAAACTGCTACCTGTAGGCGACCGTTAGCCAAAGCCTGTACCTGAATTTGAGTCTGTGGTGACTCGTAGAATGTAACTGCTTCTGGTACAACCAAGAATGCAGAATCATCGATTAGTGTTGTGATTGACATGTGTGGATCAACGAATAGGTTTTGTCCCATTACTGTGCCAGTCAATGATCCGACTGAAACATTACCTGGAGCATTTGATGGCTGAGCCGCTGTAAATAGTGGACGATTTGTTGAATCCTCGGCTGAGATGATCTTCTCCCACCATGCTGTGTTAGCAATGATGTTCTTAGCAAACTTTCCTGCTGCTGCATAAGCTGCTGGAGTTTCCTTGCCAATGTAAGACTTAAATCCAGCAATGTCTGCTGCTGTTGCTGTTGCTTGAGTTCCATCAGCAATTAGCTTTGATACTACTGCGCGATCTGTTGCCTTTGCGTATGCGTATCCGAGTTCCTTGATAAGTTCATCGTAGAAACTTGGACCTGAACGGTCAAGAAGCTCCCAAGATATGTTCTGAAGTCCAGCTGCTTTTTTGACATCAACTGTGATGTAGCTTGAAGCCATCTCAGTTCCGCCAAGTGATTCGCCTTCAGTTGAATCTCCATCAACAGTTGGTGCTGTTGATAGCTTAGGAATTGTGAATGACATTCCTGTTGTTGGTAGTGCGCCACGAGAGATTGCATCTACTGCTGGACGACCATCGATTGAAGTAGTGATGAACTCAGTCAAGTGTGGTGCAAGTGTTAAGCCTGTGTTTGTTGATGTGTCGTTAGTTGCTAGAACTAGCTGACGAGCATCTTCATCGCCCATTGAGGCTTTGATGTTTGCTTCAAGTAACTGACCTGCTGTGAGGTTAGGATTGATGCGTGGAGTTGTGTAGAACGCTGGGCGTGTTGCCGCAGCCTCTACTTTGTGTGCTTCTACCGCTTCAGCAACGGCAGGAGTCTCTGGAACGGTAGTGTCTGACACTTGTTCTCCTTCTGGTTGAACTTCTGAAACGGTTGTCTCAGAAACTTGTGTGGCTTCTTCTTCAGAAGCTGCGACCTGCGAAACTCGCGCAGAATCGATTGCTGGGTCTGTGACCAAAGATGTTTCCATGATTGAACTCTTAGAGATCACCATCACGCCATCTTGATTGTCCCAAGCATCTACCTTGACTCCTACTGAGAAGCCATCTCGGAGTCCATCAGCAGCTTCTACCAAAGCATCTTCGCCAGCCATTGTGTTGGCTATCTTGAATGTTGCATCAATTCCTTCTTTGGTAACTTCATATGAAAGAAGTTTGCCGATTGGACGAGTGCGATCATGCTCTAGGAGCAGTTTCACATTCTTATTAAACTTGATTGATTCAGCAGCAAAGATTGTTGGTCCAGCAGATGTGTTGCCCTGCTCGCCCCATGTAACAATGCGACCTGAGATTGTACGCTTGTCTGAGTCTGCTGCTGTGAGTGTGACTGGCATATCGATCTTCATCGAATCAAGTCCTCCTCTTCCTGTATTTGCTCGATCGACATTGCGCCGATTGTGTTGAGTATCTGATAAACCTGTGCGCGTTCTAATGCGTTACCGCGGAGGAAGTCATCTAAATCAAAACGAACTTCTGAAGTTGATGGGCAGATGTCCGGTAATGAAAGCCTGGACTCGATTGCCGAAAGGATCGGGCGCATGGAGAAATCCACGAGCGAACGCCTTTCCGAAGTGGCGTTGGAGTAGGTCATCGAAGTGTTTTCAGCGGAAAGGAAGTACGCTGGGATACCTGCTGCGCGAGCAATTTCCAACGCCACATATTGACGACCTTCAACCAGTTGTAATTGCTTTGGATCAAAGCCAACAGATTGCATTTCTACATCCGCATTTAAGAATGCTGTTGAACGAGTTGCACGAGAGTTTCGCCATGCTTCAAGAAGTTTTGCGATGCGCTCTGAAGTTAAGTTTGTGCCATTGCTCTTGAGAACCATTGATGGGACTGGCTCTTTAGCATAAGACAATGCTGCTTTTTCTAATTCGATTGCAGCTGTAATTGTGCGCCCTGCGCGATTTAAAAATCCTTCATCGTATCCATCAAAACGGATTACAGAACCAACACCGCGAAGTGGAGCCAAGCGACCATCGACTTCATAACCATCAATTTCATTCATTGCCAAGTTGTATTTAGGTTGAACACGCTTTGGCTCAATACGAGTCCATGAACGAGTGCGACCATCTTCTGCATAGGCATCGAGTACCAAACCAAAGCCAACGCCATACATCCAGATGTCTTCTGCGAGCCAGTTGTAAACGACAAAACCGGAGACTCTTGGATCGGGTTGATTGATCACTCTAAGTGGCTCGATGTGAGCTCCGGTAATTTTATTGTATTGCTCAAGTGGTAATGATCCGATTGTGCCGCAGATAATGTTGCGTGCTCTTGCGACTGCTGGAACACTCATAGCAGATGAGCGATCTACTGTCATTGGAGTGTTGAGTAGTCCATAGACAGAAGTTGAAAGATTGAATGGCTGAAGTGAAGCTGCGACATCTGTTCCAATAACTTCGACAGATGGAGCCTTGACGAAACGATCAAAGATTCCCATTGGACATAGGATACCATAAATGTCCAAGGATTTGACAATTTGGCATTTTGTGTCTAGCCGATAACAATATCATCCTCTGATTCAGGGCGTGTCGCAAAGTGGGAAACCATAGCCATTGCCACAGCTGCGCAGATTGTCGCATTGGAAACCTTGCGCCCTAAGTACCAGCCACCATCTCGAAATGGAAGTTTGACGGCAGATAGAACCTGTTTTGTCAATTCTTGCTGGTTGCCATGAATAAGTCTTTGAGAGGTTATAGCCGATAGCATTTCATCGCAGGCTTGTCCATAAACCGCACCATCGATCGGAGTCGTTGGAATGCCAGCAGGTGCGAGCCTTGCCGCTACCGCCCCAGCAGTCTGCCGAGAATATGCAACAGTCTCGACCGAGTATTTACGAACCCAGTCAGCGATTGAGTTAGCCATTTGCATATCGTCAAGATTAACAGGATTGGTGTAAGTATCCAGAAGCACAACAATGAACTTATCGCCATCGGTCCGCTGGGCAGCTAGTAACGCACCCTCTTTGCGATCTGGGCTACGGTCAATTGCGAACCAAGTGGACTTTTCTTTGTCAAGTTTTGCTTTGTCTTTAGAACATGCAGCCCATGAAGATGGCTGAATTGCTGGATTGATTGTTGCTACCCATTGACATAAAAGCTCTGTACGGACAATATCCTCTTCATCTGACATGGCAGCTTCTAGGTTTTCAATGCTGATCGTATGGCCTAACGATGGATTGGCTTGAGCCCACGCATCTTTATCATCAATGGAACATCCGGGTTCGCCCGACCATTCGAACCAGCCAATGCGATCATCTGCTCCACCGATCGCGGCTAAGCCACGTTCTCTAAGTCTATTCAAAACTACAGAATGTTGGTGGCCAGCGTTGGAGAAGATTAAAGTCTGAGGATTAGGCGTTGCCATCTGGGTATATCGAAGAGCAGCCCATGACTCCATATCTTGAAACTCACGAACTTCATCCATGTAAATTGTGTCTGGTGCTGCGATACCACGAGCAGCTGAGTTATTGGCTCGAACAATATAACGCTCACCTGTCTGCAGTCTGATTTCTTGCATACCCTTTGACTCGTACTTTTTTTCAAAGCGATCTCTAAAATGAGCAAAAGAATCTACTGTTGCTTCTACTTTCCAAAACACTTCAGACGATGTATTAAGTTTGTGAGCTGTGTGGACCTGTAATTTCTGCTCCAGAGCGAACATTCTCCATAGAATCATCAGCTGCATAAATGTAGATTTACCATTCTGACGGGCAATAATTACTCCAACTTCCTTGAAATACCACTTGTCATCTTCTCGTATTTTGCAGATTTCATGGGCTAAGAATTGTTGCCAAGGAAGCAGCGTGAAGCCGATTGACTCGCAGAACTCGATGAAATCAATGCCTAGAGAAGGCAAATCTGGCGATTTAGTCCATATACGAGGTTCTATCACACCTCGGTAAGCCTTCTGAGGCGGTTCTAAGCCCTTTTGAGCCTTATCTGACATCTTATGACCTATTCATCCTGATAGTGGCTTATTTGGTCATTTTTAGGAATAAAAGAGCCAG